AGCAGGTCGATCTCGTAGATCTCGCGGCCGTCGAGGATTTCCTGGTAGTAGGTGATGTCCTTGATCATGAAGTCGGTGTCGGCCTTCTTTCCGGGCGACAGCTCGTTGCGCTTCAGCTCCATCATCGCGCCGGTGATGAGCGCGCGGAACGGACGCTCGTCCTCGCCGGGCACGATCATCGAGCCCATGACCTTCCACTGCGCCTGCTGTCCCGGCGCGGGCAGCGCGGTCGCCAGCAGCGAGCGGTCATAGGAGTTGGAGGTGAACTTCATCTCCAGCTTGTCGAGGATGAGGGCGAGGTCGCGGGTGCCGATCAGGCCGCCGCCGCTGTATTCCTCGCTCTTCCATTTCAGCTCGGGAAGCTCCAGCTTCTCGATCATGCCGAACTTGCCTTCGGCCCGAAGGAACAGCGTGAAGTCGCCAAAGACCATGCGCATTGGGAGTGCTCCTTGTGTGGTGCGTGGCGACTGCCTTCTGGCAGCCGGCCGCTACGCACGGGTGAATGTTACGCGGCCAGCGCCAGCACGACCTGGTTGACGAGCTCGGTGTAGTATTCGGGCTCGCGGCTCGCGATGATCTGGATGTCCTCGGCGACGCCCACCGGCTCGAAGTCCATCGAGAACTTCGGCTTGCCGAGCACGAGCTGGCCCGGAGGATTGAGCGCGGGATCGACCCACACCTTGCCGCCGATCAGCGCGCCGATCGACTGCCAGTAGCGCAGCTTCTCGTTGACGCTCTCCGCAACGCCCTCGAAGAAGGCCAGATTGAGCGGACGGCCGGGCGCATAAGTGTCGATAGACTGCTCGATGCTGTCGAAGATCACGTCGCGTGTGCGGCCGACCGCGAACATCTGCCAGAGCGGATCGCTCGACGACCCGTGGTTGCCCCACAGCTTGTGACCGGCGCCGCGATGCACGATGGTCGCCACGTCGTTCTCGTTGAGGTAATCGCTTTCTCCGCCAACGCCGCTGTCGTCGATCGGCTTGGATGTGCCGAGAATGCCTTGGATGACGTGGTTCGACGGCGAGACCCAGAACCCTTCTTCATTGTCGACCTGCGCGAGCAGACCGGCGACGCGCGCCGAGGCGGGCTCGGCCACGATGTCAACGCCGCGCTGCACGAGCGGGTAGTTGTCAACGCAGAAGATGCGTTCCGTCGCCCAGTCGTTGCGGTAGGCCACCGACTGCTCGGCCGTGCCGTTGGGGCAATCGGCGATGATGGTGGAACGCAGGCGATTGGCGATGCCGCCCAACTCGGCGACGACCGGGTTGGCCGCCGTGCCGATCTGCCAGCTGGCGATCGTGGCGTTCGTACCATCGCCGACGATGGTGATCTCCAGCTCGGCGTCATCATAGCCAAGGCCGCAGTTGAGGATCTGCACGCCGGTGATCACGCCAGCCTGAATGATCGGCTTGGCCTTGGCGCCGCCGCCGTAGCCGTTGCCGTTGATGACGATGCTCGTGCCCGCTTCCGTGTAACCGGCGCCGCCGGCGCCGGCCACGATTTGCGTGATGCCGCCGGTGACGCGCTGGCTGGTGAAGCCCGGCGCGATCAGGATCTTTGGCACCTTGAACACCGAGTTGCGCGCCTTGTAGAAGGCGTGCACGCCGGTGCGCGTGGCATAGTCGCCGATAATGTTGGAGAGCTGCTGTTCGGTCGTCAGCGCCTGCTCGACGCGCACGGCGACGATCGGCACGCCGATGTGATCGTAGATGCCGTCGATGGCGTCCTTGCCGGTGCCCGTCGAACCGAGATCGGCCGCCTGATAGCGGTCGGCCAGCATCAACACGGGCGTGTTGAGCGGAAACTTGTCGGGGTCCGCGTTCGGCGCGGTATAGACGAGGCCGATCGTCGAGCTGTCGGTCGTTTCGATCGGACGATAGACGCGATCCTTCAGAAGGACGCGCGCGCCGTGATGGAAGACTTCGGTCATATTGTCTGCTCCAGGTGTTTAGGTCTCAGTCTCACATTCGCGCGCGCTCCATCACGGGGAACACACGTCTGTGCGTCGTCTCCGTGCGTCAGTCGTTGGCAGGCCAGCCCGCCGCTTCGATTTCTTCCAGCGTCGTGATGTTCTCAGCCTCGATGTCGGCAGACACCGATCCTTCAACGTCGAAGGCGCTCTGGATGAACGCGAAGAGCCCGTTGGCCAGCGTGGCGATGTCGCCCGCGTTCAGCTCGAAGAAGTTGCCGTCGCGCGCCTTCCAGCTCGCGATCACCAGATTGGGATCGATCGATGCGCGCAGCATGAGTGCCGTCAACGTCGCGATGGTCTTGTCGTCGGCCCAGATCGGGATCTGCAATCCATCGACCGCAATGGTGCAGCCGCCGGCAATGACTGCACGCCGCTTGGCCGCCGCATACGCTTGCAGACCGGAACGGTTCAGCGCAGGCATTGGCTCGCCCGCGATGGCATCAGTGAGCGGGACGGCACGCACACCTTCGCCGTAAACGCTTTCGGGAATATTCTGGCTTTCCTCGTGCGTGGCGATCACGATGCCGTTCTTGCAGTAGGCGAGCATTGTCAATTACCCTCAGCTGTAGACGTATGAGTTCTGATTGCCGTTCGTGTTGGCCGCCGGGCTAATGGTGCCGGCCAGCGTGTTGGAGCCGGCGGGGGCCGACACATAGGAGGACTGACCGGCAAATGCGCAGCCGCCTCCATTGCCGGTCACGGTCAATGCCAGGATGGCGATCGTGCTGCTCATGTTGGACTTCAAGCCCCAGCCGCCGTTGTTCATGCAGCGGTTCTTGTTGGCGCCGTCGCCTGCCGCGTTGATCCGGCCGCGCTGTCCGCATGCCAGCCCGTCCGACACATTGTTGTCCACGGCAATGCCCGTCACCTCAACCGATGCGTCGTCACGGGCATAGACGCCGAAGTCGCCGTTGCGGTGGCTTTGCAGGTTTTTGCCGACAAGGTAAGCGGCGTTGTTGGCGACGACGCCGTGGCTGGTCGAGTGCGAGACGCCGATGTTTTCGAATGAGACATTGGAGATCTGTCGCGCCCACAGGCCGTCCACGAAACCATGCGCCCAAACATTCTTGGCCGTGATCTGACCGCCGCCCATGAACTCGTCCGCACCGAGAGCCGCATTGATGCTATCACCCGCGACGATACCGAAGTGCCCTGCGACCGCGCATGAGAACAGCAGGTTGTCGAGCCTCACGGCAGTCATGCGCTGCGTCTGCAAAGCTCCGCTGTTGTTGCAGACGATCTCGGTCGCGAACTTGGCGCGCAGCGTCCCCAATGTCGTGGCAGCGCTCGCCACGATATCCGCCGAAACCGGGAAGGCTCCCAGCATCTCTGCGCCCTTGATGATCAGCTGCGCGCCGTTGAGACGCGGCGGAACGATCGGTTCAGTGATCGTGTGCTGGCCCGCAGTGAGCTGCAAGGTGATCTTCACGCCCGGAGCGGCCAGTTTGTACTTGAGCGCGTCGATGGCGCCCTGGATCGTGGCGTACTGCTGTGCGGGCCCGACCGTCAGCGCCGTGTCGGTCCTGATCCAGATGTCCAGCTCGATCTCCGCCCAGCCGGTGGCCGTGCGGCGCCAGTACTTGCCCGTCGAGCTATCGCCGACGATGGTGTCCTTGATGGCGACCGCGTTGACCCACACCGTGCCGTTCCATTGCACGAACTTGTGGGCGAGCCCGACGAATGCACCTGTAGGGGCGGCGCCGACAACGTACAGCGCGCCGGCTGCGGGATTTGCCGGCGGCGCGGTGACGAAGCCGTCGATGGCGATGAACGGAGCGCGCAGCAGGCTCGAGACGGGCGTGAGCCCCGCCGGGTTCATCGTGACGGTGATGTTGGCTGCCGTGTCTACGACGATGCGAAACGAAACGGTGATGTCCTGCGTCGCGCCCTGCGCCTCCGTCGTCTTGACGATTTCGGGGGTGTTCATGACGGCAAAGCACTGTCCGTCGGATGTCCAAAGGGCCAGCTCGCGGATCGTGAACGGTCCAGCTCCCACGGGAATGACAGCCTGCACGATGACGTGGGTCGGGTTTGCCGGATCGCGAGAAGCCGAGAGGACATCTCCACGCCAAACCTCGTGCACAAGAGCGACCTGTGTTTCGAGTGGCGTGACAGGAGCGCCGTTGCCATCGCCAGCGGACAATTGTGTGATGTTGACCGAAGGACCATTGGCGAGCGCATCGGCCACCTTGGCCTGACCGAGCAGTGTGATGACGGATTGATATTGCGGCATGATGCGTGATCCCTAGATGACGTTGCCAATGGCGATGCGGGAGTGCGCGACGAGGCCTATGAATATGTTGCCGCGCGGTGCGGGTATCTCGGTGAACTCGCCGATGAAGTTGCTGATGGACACACGCGTGTGCGCCACAAGGCCTATTCGGGCCGGGGTCACGGTGGGGGGCGGGACCGCGACGGAAATCGTCTCCAGCCACGACCGCACGTTCTTGGTCGCGATCGCCGTGCGCCAGATGAGAGAGGCCTGCTTGGCCGTCCAGCTCGCGCCTTGCTGAAGCGTGACCGAGATCTTGAAGCGATAAGGCTGACCGCCGTACTCGAACCACTCGGCAACCGTCGCACCGATGCCGAGCGCGTTGATGGCGCTGATCAGAGCGCTGGCCGTGCCCTTCAGCTTGTGAAATCTCGGCGCATCCTTGATGGCCGAGCGCCTCTGCGCTTCGCTCCACTCGGGGTCCCACTCATCGACGGACCATGCCTGCGCAAGATACGGCAGCAGGTGCACGGGGCAGGCATCCGGGTCCCAGCAGGCACGGATGACCCACACCGGCACCGACAGCATGCGGTGCCCGCTGCCCGACAGCGCGATCTGCAAGGGTGTCGCGCTGCGTGGCAGCAGATGCTCGCTGTAGGGCGTCGGCACGGGATCAGTCACCGGTCACCTCGTAGGTTACGGTGATGCTGGTGCAGTAGGCGGCGCCCTGCTTGCCGGGATCGACCTCGTCTTCGGGCTCGATGCGGATGGCACGCTCTACACCGGGGCGGTGCGCGGCGGCATCCAGCCCGCTGTCGGCAATGATGGCGCCGACGCGGTGACGCTCGGCCGCATAGTTGGCCAGGGCCTCTTGCGCAGCGGCGACGACGAGGCCGGGATC